TGGCCATCGAGCCGGCCGCGCGGCTCATGCCGGCGATCAGGGTTCTGGATTCCGGGTCGGTCGCCTGAGCCATCAGCCCGACCAGTTCCGAATCGCCGTAAGCAGCGTGGAAGGTCGCCGCGTGCATCCGGTCTATCGCCTGGCGGGTAGGGCGCCCGTTCGGCGCAAGCGACTGCTGTTCCGAGGCCGGCATCGTCTGTATGAAACCGCGCACTGAGGCCTCGGACGGCTGCCCATCATCGTCGTAATCGATCTGGGACGCATCGAACCGATCCGCGTCGTTTCGGGCCTGCTCCACCGCCGACAGCGTCAAGGTCTGCGTCGTGTTCGACTCGTCTGCTATGCCCTCGGACACGTCGTCTGCATCCATGACCCGGACCAGTACCGGCGATTTCATCGCGCGGATCGTCTTGCCCGGGATCCCGTGCACCTTGGCGCCCGCGGCGATCGCCGCCTTGTAGGCATCCGCGGTGCCTTTCTTGTAGGCCTCGATGACGCCGGCCGTGCGGCCGTTATTGATCGCGACCATCTTGTCAGGGTCTTTGGCGTAGTCGGCGTTCTTCACGCCGTCAGCGCTGTTGGACGTGGATATCTGATCGGCTTCGACCACCGCGTAACGAACGCCCAGTTCGCGCTTTGGCGTCACGATGATGTCCCGGTGGCCGGTGGCCACGGCAATCCCGCGACCGTGAAGATCGGCCACCACGGGCGCGCCGTCGGCCATCGTGGGCGCTGCCATCAGTAGGCGCGGGTTCGGGTTGGCCGCGATCTTGGACATCTGGTTGATGCTCGCCGCGCTCGAGCGGTTGCGGTTCTGCAAAGACTTCAGCAACCCCTCGAGCTTGGCCGAATGCTCAGGCTTGGGCGCCTCGCCCGCGCCTTCCTTGCCGGCTTTGCGCAGCACCATCCCGTTCATGCTGCCGCCCGCGCCACCCTTGACCACCCCGCCTTCGGTGATCAGCACCGGCTGGCCACCGCCTTCTTTGCCGCCGTGTACGGTGATCCACTTTTCATCGTGGGCCGGCACGGCGCCATTAGGGCGCGCGCCCGGCGGCCGTGCTCCATTGGGGGGCGGCACCGCGCCCGCGTTCGGATTCGGCGGCTGTTCGGGTCCAGGCTCGCCCTCCGGACCCAGGCCAGGCAGGCCCATCCCTTCCTCGCCAGGCGGTTCGGGCACCATGCTCACGTCCAGCCCGGAATAGGGCGAGTCTTCCTGCTGGGCCACCCGGTTGCGCGCCTCAGCCGGCGAAATGACGCCGGAATTGATCATCACTTCGTCGGTGTCGGCCTCCACCTTGCGGGTTTCGGCCAGGATCTTCATATCGTCGTCCGTCAACGGTTCGTACTTGAAACCGATTTCAGGATCGATTTCACCGAACTTCGCAAGCTGAACGATGTTCAGAATTCGCGTGATCGGCGGCGTATACAGCGATTGCTGCCAGCTCAGGACATTGCGCCCGAACGTCTTCAGTTCCGGCTCAGCCGTCGCATTCAGGCCCTTGGGCGTGATGCCGAACATGATGATGAGCGGGATGCCGGTCACCGCAGCCTGGTGTTCCTGTGACTGCGCCTGCAATGCATCCAGGGTACCCAGCGGAACACTGATGTTGTCGAGTTCTTCAGTGTCCTTATTGAGCATGAACAGGCTGCGGTTATCGCGCGCGCGATTGAAAAGGTCCGCGCGATTGAACATCTGCGTGCCGGCGCCCGCATTCAGGATGTCCGTCAGATCCGTCTTAAGCGCCATCACGGAAAAATTGTGGATCAGGTCGGACACCGACTGCCGCGTTCGCAGCCAGTTGTCCACGTATGGCTTCATGATCTGCGTGAGCGACAGGCCCCCGAACCCGTACACCGGTTTGAGCATGTCCGGCACCGGCCGGCTGACCAGCGTCAGCATCCGGCTGGCGTGCACTTCCGTGCCCATCACATACCAGCTGGTCGCCTTGAAGAAGTCCGGTTTGAGCGGATTCTGGCTGTTGTAGCGATTCGGATACGTCCACATCGCTTCGACCGGAACGAGTTGCTGAATACCTCTGCCGATCTTGGACCTCACATCCAGCAACGGCATCGCCAGTTCGTTTCGATCGCGCTCGCTATCAACGCCGATCATGTCAAGGAACAGCTGCCCGCGTCCGAAAAACCCGTCATGCTCGGACATCGTGCAAAGCCGGTCCTGCACTTTCAGCCGCTTGAATTCGGCCTCGATCACGTCGATCTTGTCGTCTTTGTTTTGTTCTCCCGTGGCGGTGAACTTGATCCATTTCATCGTCATCGCCTTAGCGATGATTTCCGACGGACGGCGATACTCAGCTCGCTGGGTCAGTTCGGCCAAATACGGGTAACCGAAGAAGGTCATCCCCTCGCTGAAGCGGCTGTTCGTCATCCAGTCGAACGTGGATGACATGTCCGAGTCCATCGCGAGCTTTACCTTGCTCGGAATCACACCGGGGTGAGGGTCAGCCGTTTCCCATTTCGTGCCGGCGGAAGTCGGCCCAGCCGCGGCCAAGGCCTCGTCGCTGATCCGCATCGGCGCGCGCCGAACCGGCGTGCCGAGGGGTGCCGCGCTGGCGACCGTTTCCAGTGCGGACGAGACTGGCGCAGGGCCTTTCGAGGGGGGAGAGAGGTGCCAGCCACGCGCCAGCGCGGCAACCTTCGCGAGCCAGTTCATTTACGCGCCTGCGATCGCCGCGGCGGAAATGCGCATCGGATCCAGGCCAGGCGCGAAGATGCTGACGCACGCGTCCGCCAGATTCGGCGATGGCACTTCGCGCTTCAGCAGATCCTTCTTTGATTCCACCTTGACTCGTCCGTTTTGATCGAAGTCTCGCTTCGGCGTAGATAGTTCGGCGATCAGTTTTTGCAGGTTCGGAGTATCGGAAGCGAACGAAATGATTTCGTCTTCCTTGAATTTTTCGGCCTTGCGCACCGCGTTGTACGTGTTGCGGCAGCGATCAGCGACCAGCCACCAGGTCTGAGCCTTCAGATTCGCGAACTGGTCTTTGTTCTGCGTGGTCGTTCTGGCGTATTTCGCATCCGGGCGCCAGACCCCGGCACCCGCGTTGAACTTCGAGTACGTGATGAATTTCGCATAGTCCGGCTCGAGCGCTGGCGGGTGCAAATGATTTGCCAAGTTCAACTCGCCGAATTTCGCGCCCGCCATGGCGCCCACGCCGATCGAGTCGTACACGATATGGGCACCGCGGTTCGTAGCCTCGCGGTACACGCGCGTGCAGGATTTGAGCAGTTCGTCTTCCCCGCCTTTCCACTGCTCGGACCATGAAACGAGCGGCCCATGCCCGAAGACCTGGGCGTTCAGATCCTTACCTTCGTCGGCGACGTCGAATCCGATCCGGCGCGCGCCCTTCGGTTCCACCTTCAACGCTAGGTGCGCGTCGACCGCGGCCATCAGCCAGGACCGCTTGATCACGGACGATTCTTCGTCCGTCTTCGGCACACCCAGGTAAATGTGCTGGTATTCCTCGAAATCGCGCGCTTTCAGTTCCAGGATCGTTTCCAGGAAGTCCGGCGCCAGGAACGGGTTTTCCTCGTAATTGATCAGGCGAACGAGCGTTCGGGGAGGCGGGTTCAGTACGAAATGCTCGTAGACGAAATCGGTCGCCAGGTACGGATTGAAGATGATCCAGAGCTGGGCGCCGCGCTTGCGCGCGGTGGCCTCGATAACGAGCCACTGTTCCTCGGTCAGCGCCTCGGCTTCCTCGATCAGGAAAACGTCGATCCCCTCAAGGCCCTTGATTTCCCGAATCTGGCGCCAGATGCCGTAGAAAAGGAATTCAGACTTGGTCGCCTTGTTGACGATCTTGGCTTCATGCGCCACGAACCGGCGGCCCAAGCCGAATCGGTCGATGGTGTCGACCAGCACCGGCTGCACGGACTCTGAGAGCTTGTTCTGGAATTGGCGGCAGCAGCACACCCGCAGGCGCGCGTTGTCGGCCATGTAGATCAGCCGGCCGCACGCATCCCACGTCTTGCTCGAGGCCCGCCCGCCGTACAGGACCCGGTTCCGGTACTGCTTGCCGCTAGCCGGGTCGATGTTCGCGTCCCAGAACGGGCGCAAGCACGGATTCAGGCGCGGGCGCCCCGCGTACGCACCGTCAGGCACGCTTACGCCGACGCAGGCGCGTCCGGTTCCGGATAGAACAGGGACAGACCCGCCGGCACGGACCCGGCCGGCGCATCCTTCGACAGCCCGTAAACGTCGGCCTCGGCGAGCAGCAGGGCCCCGGCGCTGGACATCAGCTTGTTGAACATGGTGATCCGCGCCTCGAGCGTGACGGCGTTTTCGACATCGGAAATCTGGTTCAAGGTCCCGCGGCGGGCGTTCGGATCCTCGATCTTTTCTGCCAAGTCGCGCAGCTGGCCCAGCAGGGCGGTCGACGCGTTGGCATCCATGCCCTCCATTTCGGCGACGAGCTTGGTCGCGGCGCTGCGCAGGCGTTCGACCATGGCGCGCCGGCCGGTCTGGACTTGGGCGATGATCGCGGCTTCGGCGCTGACGACTTCGCGCTCGGTAGCCTTACTGACTTGGCTACCCGGCTTGGCTACTGACTGCTTGGCTACCAGCGCGGCGGCCTTGGCGTGGATGCGTCCCTGGAGGTCGCGATCCCATCCGTCACGCTTGGCGCGCTTCTGGATCGCGGCGTGGGTGATGCCGTGCTGACCGGCAATCTCGCGTAAGGTCTTGAAACCAGCGCGAAAATCGATTTCGACGCGCTCCCAGTCAATGGATTTACGGGCAGCGCCATTGCCGTCGAGAGCGCCGGCAAGCTGCGAGTTAGTGGGGTCGGACATCATGTTCATGGCGTCTGGATGCTTCGCTCGTTGCGCGGCGGCCTCAAGCGCCAGGCGCCAG